CCATGCGGCTGGCACCAGCGGGCCTAACTGGTCGTTCGAGCCGACCTCGGCCGGCGTTGTGTCTTTGGCGCTCATGTCGTCTGTCCTTTCGCCGGCCTGGTCGGCGGCTCAACTTGCACGTTGTGCTTCACGCGGCCTGCCCAGAATGCTGGTCGAGCCACGCCTCGATCCGTTCCTTGGCATATGCCGGCAGCTTCTTCTCGTTCTCGTAGAACGAGACATAGGTGGTGTCCACGCCGGCCTCTCGCGCCACCGCGGCCTGCGTCATTCCAAACGCTTGGCGCAGCGCGAACAGCGTCTTCACCGTGCCGAAGTCAGCATGCTCGGACTTCATGTGCTCGCGCAGGTTGGCGAAGCTGCGGTTGCAACACGGGCACACGCCGTTCATCACGCGCTCGCGCATCTTGCGGTGCGCCTTGGTCACTTGGGCCAAGTTCTGCTCGGCCTTGCCGGCGCGCGCTTCTGCTGCTTCGCGCACCTGTCGTTGCCGCTCAACCTCGGCAGCCTTTGCCGCCAACTCGCTACGCAGTTTGTCCTCGGTCGACTCGCGGTATGAGGCGGTGTGCCCGTTCGGACAGTAGATGTCGCGCTTGTCTTTACGGCGAGCGTCCCACCAGTGCCGTGGTGCCGCGTACAGCACGCCGCACTGGCCGCACGCATGCGCCTCCATCTCTTGTTGCTCTACAAACGTTGCCATCGCTATCTCCTGCGCGCTTCGGTTGGGTGAAGCACAACCCCTCTCTCGACCGGACCGTCCCGGCCGGTCAACTCAAACGTTAGAACTCACCTTCCGCCACATGGAAACACGGCACGCCAGCGTCGCGCCACATCTTCACCACTCGTGCACGGTCATCGAACACGGCCGTCAGGCGCTTGTACTCGGGCGGCTCGATCTGCGACAGCCATTCCGACTTCACCACCACGTCATCGCGATAGTCGCCGGCCTTGCGCATGCGGAACGCTTCAGGGGCAGAAAACCACCCGCCGAACTTCACCCCGCAATGCTTGGCAAGCCAGTCCTTCGTAGCTTCCTGGCATTCGTCACTGCGACCAGACCAGATCCACACCTCGGCGCCGGCCTCGCGCAGCGCCCGCATCGTGCGAATCACAGGCGTGTTCGGCACGTCGGCGTGCACTGCGCCGAAGAACGCGCGCCAATCCTTCTTGAATGCCGGGCGCGTGCCATCGCGCGAGTGGTCGCATTCCTTGAGCCACCCGCAATGCGGGCAGGCCGGGGGCGTGATGTAGTGCAGCCGGTGCTCAATCAGCGCCAACGTGCCGTCCAAGTCGAAGATGTACAAATCTCTCATCGCTTCTCCACCAGAGTTCTAACAGTCACTCGTTCGGACTCGCTCCGCTCGCCGCACAGCTCGGCGTTAGGCGTCACGCTGTCTTCGAAGCCGTGCTCCACAGGTCTCCAGTCGCCGCCGTGCTTTTCCTTCATGTCCAGCGCGCGGAAACCGGCCGACTGCTGGCGCCGCAGCCTTCTGGCCGCGTACACGTCGGCCGTGATGGTCATCGCGCCTTGGTCGAGCATGTAGCGCCCGGTACTGTTGCCTTCCGGGCCAAACTCCTCAACCAACCATGCGTATGTCACGAGTAGTCCTCGTCAAAGTTGCAAGCCACCGTCCACTGCTTGCCGCATCGGTGGCACTCCACGATGTCGTGCTCGTCCACCACGCCGCAGCAGTCCACCGTGCGCGGCTCCGGGCAGCGGTGCAGGTGCTTCTGACAAAGCTCGGGCTTTTCGGCATCGTGCAGGCTGCACCCGCCTTTGATTCGGCCGCTCTCATAGCGCTTAGGCGTCGTCATACAGGTCGTGTTTCTGGCACAGGCTGTCCATGTCCAATCGGGCGCGGTACACCGCAAGTTGGCGCCCATCGCGCTGCACCACGTAGCGGTAACGCTGGCCCGGCAGAATCTTCCACTTGTCAGCCTTCACACCTTCCAGCATCAGCAACTCGTCTGCGGTCAGCGGCACATCAGGCGGCGGCGGCCCATAGTTGCGCCAGTGGTAGCTGGCGTCGCAGTCATAGAACTTGCGCGCCGTTCGCTCTTCGTCAGTCAGTACCAATGCCATCATTTCCTCGCTTCGGCGCCACGACGCCTAACCCGTCATTCGAGCCGACCTGTCGGCGGCTCAATTCCCACGTTAAGCCTCAACCCAACGCCACACCCACTCGTCAGACACGAGCTCGTCGTACTCGACCTCCAGCCGCCCGGCCTTCACGCCCAGCGGGAACAGGGAACCGACGACCGGCACTCCGGCGTCGCGCAACTCGCGCAGCACCAACAGCCCGCGGTGCACCTCGCTGTCAAACTTGGCCAAGCGGGCCGCTGCGATTCGGACTTCGATCATGTCACCCTCGCTGCGATTCAATTGTGGCCTTCGCGGCCTCAACATCGTCGCCGCACGCCTTCATCACCGCGCCATTCAACACGGCGATCTCCACCATTAGCCAGTAGATGAGGTTGTCGCCGACCAGATCGCGCCAGGGTTCGCCGTAGCGCAGTGCGTGCATGCGGCCATCGTTCTCGCGGATGACGGTGTACTTGCCACCGTCCAATTCAACACGTTGAGTCATGTAATCCTCGCTCAAGAAAGAGAGTAGTTGAAGACCGTTCCCCAAGATTCCCTGCTCTAGCTCACGAGCACAGCCAGGGTTTGTGCATGAGCGCGCGTAAGGGTTCGCGGGCCGCGCGGCCTCGTAGCATCAAGGGGCTGGGCACCACGCGGTCACTTCGCGGCTTTCTCTGCTGGCTCCCGCATGTTCTTGCGGCACGATCGGGCGAACTCGCACCGCGCGCAACCGCTGTTGAGATCCTCACGGCGCAGATCGAGACCGACCTTGCGGGCAGCCTTCTCGACGGTGATGGCCGTGAGGGACTTGATGCCACGACGACCGCGGGCGTAGTGCCGCAGCATGTCGTAGCTGATGCCAGACTTCGCGCTCAGTTGCCGAAGCTGTTCGGCGGTGAGCCGGCGGATGTTGATTCGCATGCTTGCACTGTAGCATGTGCTCCGCTATGCTTCAACCTGCACGGTGGCCCGCAAGGGCTTGGTCTCCTCCCTCCTCAGCCGTGCTTGACCCGCCACTCGGCGGGTTCTTTTTTGCAAGCGGCCGCAAAAAGCGCTTGACGACCCGCGTATCAAACGCTACGCTTCGCTCCACTTCTTTTCGCAACAGGCGCTGTGAAGCGCTTTCTCACTCCCAACCCCACCAACGAAAGGTGACCATGTCCGTCGAACTGAAACTCGTCTTCGCTTCCGTGCAGGAAGCGGCCAACGCGCTGGCCCGTCTCAACGCGGTCCCTCCGGCCGCGGCGTCGGGGCCGGCGAGCCCGGCACAAGCCGCGACCCCGGCCAAGGACACGCCCAAGACCAAGGAATCCGCTGGTTCCCCGGCTTCGTCCTCTGCAGCCGCTGCCGCCTCGCCGGCACCTGCGGAACCGAAGGCCGCTGCCGCCGAGAAGCCGGCTGACGCGCCGACCTACGAGAAGTCGGGCCTGCCCGAGAAGATCAAGCAGGCGGTCGGCAAGGACAAGGCCGGCGTGATCGCGCTGCTCAAGGAATTCGGCGTGGCCAAGGGCCCCGAGCTCAAGCCCGAGCAGTTCGCCGCGTTCGGCGAGAAGATCGACGCCCTGATCGGCGCCGGCGACCTGGCGTGAACCTGACGGCGATCGCCAAGGCGCTCACCGCGGCCGGCATCCGCCGGCCTGCGGTGGTGCTCCGGGGCACGCTGCACCCGAGCCGCGTGCGGCGGGCCTATCTCGCCGCATGCGCCCACCAGAACAGACACTGGATGCTGGCATGAGCAAGACAACCACCAAGCCGCGGCGCCCGAAGTCGCGATACCGCTACGTGTTCGAGGTGTACCGCGCCAAAGACGGATGGCGGTGGCGACTGTGGGCCCGCAACGGCCGCATCGTGGCCGTCAGCGGCGAGGCGTACAAGCGCGCTGCAGCGGCCGTCAAGCAGTGCGAGAACTTGCAGGACTACGCTGCCCAGTCGACCGTGTTTCTCAAGGGCAAGGAAATGCTGTGACCGAACACGCCAAGCTCTCACCCTCCGGCAGCAAGCGCTGGTTCGCCTGCCCCGGCAGCCTAGTGCTGGAAGCACCGATCCCCAACAAGAGCAACACCTACAGCGACGACGGTACTGCGATGCACCACGTCGCCGCGCTGTGCCTCACCGAGCACTGGCGCGCGAGCAAGTACGTCGGCCAGGACATCCCGGTCAACGCCAAGCACGAAGAGCCGCGCTTCGTCGAGTTCACCGACGACATGGCCGACCTCGTGCAAGGCTACGTGGACACCGTGCGCAAGATCGGCATCGGCAACCGCATGCTCGTCGAGACGCGCGTGGACTTCTCGGAGTTCGTGCAGATCGAGGGCCAGTTCGGCACCGCCGACTGCATCATCTGGCACGAGCAGGACGGCGAACTGGGCGTGTACGACCTGAAGACCGGCCACACGCCGGTGACGGTCGAGCGCAACACGCAGGCGATGTTCTACGCCCTCGGTGCACTGCGTTACCTCATGGACGAGGACGTGGCCACCGGTGCCGGCGACCCGTTCGCGTGGGCCGAGGAAGCCGGGCTCAAGACCATCCGCCTGGGCATCTACCAGCCCAAGGTCTACAGCAGCGGCATGGAGGAATGGCAGTGCACGCTGCAGGATCTGCGCGAGTTCGCGAACCTGGCGCGCAGCAAGGCCGCCAGCGTGCGCAACGCCGAGGCGATGCACGGCAAGATCCCGATGGAAGAGTGGGACCGCACCTTCCTCAACCAGAACCCGAACGAAGAAGAGTGCGCCTTCTGCCGCGCCATGTCGACGTGCCCGAGCGCGCGTCGCAAGGTCGAGCAGGTGGTCGGCGCCGACTTCAACGTGATCTCCGACCCCGAGACCGAGGTGCACCAGTTCGTGAGCAAGAACACCAACCCCCGTGATCTGTCGCTCAAGATGTCGGCCGCCGGCTTCTTGGAGGACTTCTGCAAGGCCGTGCGCGCCGAGACCGAACGGCGTCTGCTCAACCGCGAGGAAGTGCCCGGCTTCGGTCTGGAGTTGGGCCGCCAGGGCCCGCGCAAGTGGAGGGACAAGGACGAGGTCACCGAGATCGTGCGCAAGCAGTTCCGGCTGGCCGAGGCCGATGTCTTCAACATGAAGCTCAAGAGCCCCACCCAGTTCGAAGACACGCTGCTCAAGCCGGCCGAGGGCCAGACCAAGCCCGTGCTCGGCCCGCGGCAGTGGAAGAAGCTGCAGGAGCAGATCACGCGCAGCGAGCCCAAGCCCAGCGTCAAGCCCGCCGGCGCGATCAAGAAGCCCTACACCCCGCCGGCGCCGACCGACGAGGACTTCACCACTGTGGCCGACGAGCCGGCCGACGAGGATCTGTACTGACATGGACAACCAGCACCGCAAGATTGCCGGCTACCGCGAACTGTCGCAGGCCGACATCGACATGATGAACACCATCAAGGCCCTGGGTCCGCAGATGGAGGAACTGCTGGCGAAGGTCGCCGAGCACGTGGCCGCGGGCCGCAATCCTCCGCTGACCGAGGCCGACTCGCTGGCCGATCTGGAGGGACGCCCGCGGCCCGATTTCAACATGGCACGCGCCCGCATGGATCGCGCGCAGCCCGAGCGCTGGGCCGCGATCGCGCGCACGCACTTTCAGGAAGGGCTCATGGCGTTGACTCGCGCCGTGGCTCAGCCCACGTTCTTCTGAGTCCACAGCCACCAACCACGAAAGGCAATCCACCATGGGCATGAAGATGATGCTCCCCAACGTCCGCTGTTCGTTCCTCGTCCTGGGCGAGCCGGAGCAGTACCAGGGCAAGGGCCCGTTCCGCTGGAGCGCAACGGCGCTCGTGCCGTACAACAGCGATCTCCACAACAAGATCCTCGACGCCCTGAAGTCCACGGCTCGCGACAAGTGGGAGAAGAAGTGGGAGACGGCCTACGAAGGCATCATCGTCGACCCCAAAGGCTGCTGCTACATCGACGGCAAGCGCAAGGACTACGACGGCTACCAGGGCCACTACGCGCTGACCGCGCACCGGTACCAAGAGAAGGGACGGCCGCTGGTGATGGACACCGACAAGTCGCCGATCTACAAGCCGGACAACACCATCTACGAAGGCAAGGGCGGCCGGGTCTACTCGGGCTGCTTCGTCAACATGCAGGTGGAGTTCTGGGCCCAGCAGAACGACAACGGCAAGGGCCTGCGCGCCACGCTGCTGGGTATCCAGCGCGTGCGCGACGGCGATGCGTTCGGTGGCGGCGCCGCTCCGACCGCCGACGACTTCGGCGAGATCACCGAAGGCGCCGACGCTGACGATCTGTCGTGAAGATCACCCCCTCGCACAGTGCGCTGAAGACCGTCGCGACCGCTGACAGATAGAGATCCCGGCCTCGCAACCCGGGCTGCATCCAAGATCCCTTCACAACGGGTCTGGTCGGTAGAAGTCGGTAGACGCGCTCCCTGTGATGGTGACGACCTGGGCATGTCGTGAAACTGCCCGCATTTTGGTGAGGGTGTCCTCTAGCGAGGAAGAAAGCCACTGAGCGTGTGGAGTCGGAGCACCCGCAAGGGACCGGCGGAACGGGATACCGGGGGACAGCGCCGTGTAAAGGCCCCGGGGCACTACTCAACTTGGACAAGCGACCCAAGCACCCTCACCAAAATGCCTGACATCCTCTACCTTGACACCGAGACGTACAGCACGATTCCTCTCAAGGATGGCGTGCACAAGTACAGCGAAGCCGTTGAAGTCATGATCGTCTCTTACGCGCTGGACGATGGACCGGTGCGAGTATGGGACGTGACGGCTGGCGGCGCCATGCCTGACGATCTTGCCGCGGCGCTGGCTGATGAGAGCGTGATTGTCTGGGCGCACAACGTCGCTTTTGACCGCACGGTTATCAAGGCTGGACTGGGCATTGACATCCCGCTTGAGCGCTGGCGCTGCTCCATGTGCTTGGCCTACATGCACTCCATGCCAGGCGCTCTTGATGCGCTGTGCGCGGCGCTGGAGGTGGCGCAGGACAAACGCAAGCTGAAGACCGGCAAGGATCTGGTACGCCTGTTCTGCATCCCGCCGACCGAAGCCTCCGGCCGCAAGCGCGCCACCCGAGAGACGCACCCCGAGAAGTGGCAAGAGTTTCTTGAGTACGCAGGCGCTGACATCGTGGCGATGCGAGAGTGCATTGCAAAGCTGCCGAAGTGGAACCTCAACGAGAGCGAGCTCGCCATGTGGCGGCTGGATCGCGTCATCAACGAGCGCGGTATTGCGGTTGACCTTGAGTTCTGCGAAGCCGCCGTGCAGGCAGCCGATGCGGAGAAGCTGCGGCTTGCCGAGCGCGCAGCCGAGATGACTGATGGCGCAGTGCAGGCCGCCACCCAACGCGATGCGCTGCTTGCGCATTTGCTCAAAGCCTACGGCGTCTCGCTACCCGACATGCAAGCCGGTACGCTTGAGCGCCGGCTGGAAGACCCCGAACTGCCCGAGCCGGTCAAGGAGCTGCTGCACATCAGACTGCAAGCCAGTGGCACGAGCGTCAGCAAGTACAAAGCATTTTTGCGCGCAACGTCCAGCGACGGTCGCCTGCGCGGCACGCTTCAGTTCGGCGGTGCCAGCCGCACTAACCGCTGGGCCGGTCGGCTCGTGCAGTTGCAGAACCTGAGCCGCGTACCGAAGTACCTGAAGAATCAGTACGACTTCGCGGTGGAGACGATCAAGTGCGGCGCTGTGGAACTTGTTTACGACAACGCCATGGACGTGATCGGGTCTACGGTGCGCGGTGCACTGATTGCGGCACCGGGAAAGAAGCTGTGCCGCGCTGACTTGTCCAACATTGAAGGTCGCGTACTCGCTTGGCTTGCCGGCGAAGAGTGGAAGATCAAGGCGTTTGCCAACGGTGACGACCTCTACATTGAAGGCTACTCACGGTCGTTTGGCGTGCCAGTGGAAGAGGTGCGCGCTGACGAGGAAGCTGGCGGAACGATGCGGCTGATCGGCAAGGTCCAAGAATTGGCCTGCGGCTTCCAAGGGGCTGTCGGCGCGTTTGGCAGCATGGCGAAGCTCTACGGCGTGAACCTTGACGAAGACCGCGTGCTTGAGATCGTGCGCGCTTGGCGTGCCGCAAATCCGAACATCGCAGCCTTCTGGTACGACTTGGAAGACGCGGCGATTCGCGCGGTCAAGGTGCCCGGAGAGACTCAGACTTGCGGCAAGCTGAAGTTGCGCCGCGACGGCCAGTGGTTGCGCATTCGCCTGCCGAGTGGCCGCGTGCTGTGCTATCCATCGCCAAAGTTTGAGCCGAAGAAGACCGTTGATCTTGCGACAGGCGAGATGGTTGACAACCCGCACGGTGGCTTGAGCTACGTTGGACTCAACCAATATTCTCGGCGCTGGGAGCGCTTGCGCACATATGGGGGCCGGCTCGCGGAAAATGTGACACAGGCAACCGCCCGGGACGTGTTCGCCGAAGGGCTCAAGCGTTGCGAAGCCAACGGCTACCCGGTCGTCATGCACGTTCACGATGAGGCGATCTGCGAGACGCCCGACACCGATGAGTATAGCGGCGAAGCGGTAGCAAGGTTCCTTGCCACGCCGCCTGACTGGGCCAACGGTCTGCCCTTGGCGGCCGAAGGTTCCGAGACCAAGCGCTACAGGAAGTGACCATGCCCAAGATGTACGACCCGACCACCATGACCGTGACCGACACCGACGACACGCCAGCCGAGCGCGAACCCCGCTGCAACCGCTGCGGCAGCACCGACGTGCGCTGGCGCCAGCAGACCGGCAAGTGGGTGCTCTTCAGCAACGAGCCGGGCAAGGTGCACGTCTGCGACCTGAGCGACGATGCCTTCGACGTGGTGCCGGAATGAAGTGCCCGCACTGTGGCAGCGCTCGCAAGCAACCGGTCTACGAGACGCGCCGCGACGAGGCGAGGGTCTACCGCCGTCGAACCTGCATGGGCTGCGGCCGAGGTTACGTGACCGAAGAGTTCACCAGTGTTGACCTCAAGATGCCCGCGCATCTGTGCTCGGGTTCGGACATCACGGCGCGGCGGCGCGCCAAGGGAGCCGCACATGAATAGGAGCCAACATGGCCGCTGAAGGCAAGCTGCGCGAGAAGCTCAAGAAGCGGGTCGAAGCCTACGGCGGCGAGATCCGCGCCGTGGCGTGGCTGGGCCGCCGGTATGCGCCGGATGTGATGGTGCTGTGGGTGAAAGGCGTACCTGCGGTGGCCGACCCCAACAAGTTGCGCTACGAGAACGGGGCCGTGCACCACCCCTTCATCGAGACCAAGGCCCCCGGCGGCAAGCCAACGGTCGGCCAAGCCCGCGAGCACGAACGCATGCGCGCTGCGGGCTGTGTTGTGCTCGTCATCAGCACCGAAGCTCAACTGGACGAGTGGTTGCCGCCGCTGTGATCCGCAAGTTCACCCCCCGGCCGTGGCAGCCGTCGCTGATTGACTTCGGAGTTGAACACCCCCGGTGCAACTTGTTGGCGCGACCCGGCATGGGCAAGACGCCTTCGGTGCTGGAGGTCTACGACCGATTGCATCTTGCGGGTGAAGTACAGCGTGCTTTGGTCGTTGCACCGCTGCGCGTGGCGCGTTCGACTTGGCCAGAAGAACCCCCCAAATGGGACGCTTTTCAGCACTTGCGCATCCAGCCAGTCATCGGCACGGCGGAGCAGCGAATCGCTGCTCTGCGCAACGACAAAGCCAACATTCACTGCATAAACTTTGAGACGTTGCAGTGGCTGATTGAACGTCTCGGGGACGACTGGCCCTTCGATATGGTCGTGGTTGACGAGGCCAGCAAACTGCGCAGCTTCCGCCTGAAGCAAGGCGGCAAGCGGGCGCAGGCACTGGCCCAGGTCGCGCACACCAAGGTGCGCCGCTGGATCAACCTCTCCGGCACCATCGCACCGAACGGCCTGAGCAACCTCTGGGCGCCGATGTGGTTCGTCGATCAGGGCATGCGGCTCGGCCGCTCCTACGACGCCTTCGAACAGCGCTGGTTCGGCTACAAGCGGGCCAAGGACGCGGTGAACGCGCACAAGACCCGCATCTCGCGCATCGCGTTTCCGCACGCCTTCAACGAGATCACCACGCTCATGAAGGACGTGACGCTCGCGCTCAACCCGAAGGACTGGTTTGACATCAAGGACCCGATCGTCGTGCCGGTGTACGTCGATCTGCCGCCCGAGGCTCGCAAGAAGTACCGCGAGATGGAGCGGGACATGCTCACGCAGATCCAGGGCCACGACATCGAGGCCTTCGCTGCAGCCGCCAAGATCATCAAGTGCCAGCAGCTGGCCAACGGCGCGATCTACACCGGCTCCGACGAGCAGATCGAGCGCGACGTGTCGCACTGGGTCGAGGCGCACGAAGAGAAGCTCGACGCGCTGGAGTCGATCATCGAAGAGAACGACGGCGAGCCGATCCTCGTCGCCTACCACTTCAAGCCTGACCTGGCGCGGCTGAAGAAGCGCTTCCCCGACGGTCGGCACATCAGCACCAAGGCCGACGAGGATGCGTTCAAGCGCGGCGAGATTCCGCTGGCCTTCGTGCACCCGCAGAGCATCGGCCACGGGGTCGACGGCTTCCAGAACGTGTGCCACATCATCGTCTTCTTCGCGCTCACGTTCGACCTTGACCCGAACGACCAGATCATCGAGCGCGTCGGCCCGATGCGGCAGATGCAGGCGGGATTCGACCGCGAGGTGCTGGTCTATCAGATCATCGCGCGCAACACCATCGACGAGACGGTAGCCGAGCGGCTCGTCGAGAAGCGTGGCGTGCTCGACGCCACGATGGACGCACTAGCTCTCAAACCGGAGAACATCACCCATGGCTGAATTTCACTTGTGGTCTAAAGAGAGCTTGGTCAAGTTTGCCGAAGAAGCCACTGCCAAGCTCGCTCAGCTCCAGCAGGAAAACGACGAACTTCGGCAGACCGCCAAAGGTTTGCTTGCCGGGTGGCGGGCAGAGGTTGCCAAAAATGGAGCGTCTGCTACACTGCCTGCGTCACCCAAACAGGAGAGCCGCCATGCGTGACCATCTTCTCGGCTGCCAAGCCTTCCTGCCGCCCGAGCCGGAACCGCAGGACCGCACCATTCACCTGAAGCGCCGTTTTCCACTGGGCGTGCCCGAACGCAAGTATCGCCAGATGGAAATTGAGATGGTCAAGGCCATCGAAGACAAGCAGAAGATCACGGCGTTCGAAGACTTTGACCACACGCCGCCGGAAATGCAGGCCGACTTCCCGCGCGAGTACGACCTCAAGACGATGCTCAACGAGACCGCCAGCCGCTTGACGTTCCCCTATCACAAGGGCATGTTGGTGCCGGAAGAGTACGAAGCGCTGTCGCGGTTCTACGACGCCGAACTGCAACGGCTTTGCGGCATCAAGTGACGCCATCTCCGAAGCCTGACTGGCGCGGCCACACCGCAGTGGTCGTCGCCAGCGGCCCGAGCCTCACCGACGAGCAGATCGTGCACGTCGAGCACGCGAACGTGAAGACGATTGCGGTGAACAGCAGCTATCTCAAGCTCGCACACCCCGACGCCGTCTATGCCTGCGACTACCTCTGGTGGAAGACGAACCACATGAAGGTCAAGCAGAACATCGGCCGCGAGAAGCTGTGGACGCAGGACCGCGGCGCGGCCGAGCAGTTCTGCCTCGGCCACATCCGCTGGGAGGCCAAGGACGGCCTGGGCAAGATCGGCTTGCGCGTCAACGGCAACAGCGGCGCCGGGGCGATCAACCTCGCCTACCACTTCGGCGTGCGGCGCATCCTGCTGATCGGCATGGACATGAAGCCGGGACCGAACGGCGAGAAGCACTGGCATCCGGATCACCCGAAGCCGCTCGTGCAGGCCCAGCAGTTCGAAGAGTGGCGCAAGAAGATGGGCGTGCTCGCCGCCGATCTGAAGGCCGCTGGCGTGACGGTCGTGAACTGCACGCCTGGCTCGGCGCTCACGCACTTCCCGATGGGCGATCTGGAACAGGAGCTCGCGCGATGAGCCGCATCGCGGTCTTCTGCATCCGGCCCGAGCCTGCCTACCGCGCGCAGGCGATCAGCAACGGCCTCGCGCGGCTGGGCTACAAGCTCTACTCGTCGCCCTACCCGAACAACCGCTTCAGCCCTCACGGCCCCGAAGATCTGCTCGTGATCTGGAACCGCAAGCGCGGCATCGACGAGCAAGGCGCCGATGCGTGGGAGCGCAAGGGCGGCACCGTGATCGTGCTGGAGAACGGCTACTTGCAGAAGGTCGACAAGACCTACTACGCGGTCAGCGTGCACGGCCACAACGGCTCGGGCTGGTTTCCGGTCGGCGACGACAAGCGCTTTGACAAGCTGGGCTGGACGGTCAAGCCGATGCGTGACGGGGGCCAGTACATCCTCGTGCGCGATCAGCGCGGCATCGGCTCGACGCTGATGGCCAGCCCGCCCAACTGGGGCAAGCGCATGGAAGCGAATCTGCGCCGGCACGCTCCGTTCCCGGTCAAGCTGATGGCGCATCCCGGCGACAAGGGCAAGCTCGACAAGGACGCCCAGGCCCTGGCCGGCGCGCGCAGCGTCGTGATCTGGAGCAGCGCGATCGGCGTGCGCGCTCTCGTCGAAGGCATCCCGGTGCAGCACTTCGCACCGCGCTGGATCTGCGAGAAGTGGGAGGTGAGCCGCGAGGCGGCGTTGGAGCGCATGGCTCACGGCCAGTGGCACTTCGACGAGATCGCGACGGGCGAGCCGTTCGCTCGCATTCTGGCCAAGCTGAAAGAGAGTCCGCGATGGGTCTGACCCTCTACCCCGTGCCCGGCAAAGAGAAGAGCAAGCTCATCTGCAACGCCTTCGCCGCCGGCGCACCCAAGCACGCCACCGGCGCCGTCTTCTTCGGCACCGAGGGCCAGATGCAGAACTTCCGCCGCGCGCAGCAGGGCACGTGGTGGTACATCGACAACTCGTATTTCGACAAGCACCGCGGCATCTACTTCCGCGTCACGAAGAACGCGCTGCAAGTCGACCCGCGGGGCAAGACCAGCACCGGCGAGCGCTTCGCGAAGCTGGGCATCACGATCCGGCCGTGGCGGATCAACCCCGAGGGCTACATCCTGGTGTGCCCGCAGTCCGACGACTTCATGAAGTCGACGCTCGGCAACGGGCCTGGGTACAACTGGACGGAAGAGACGCTGCGCAAGCTGCATGAGATGCAGGGTCTTGCCGACATCGGCTCCCCGGTGAAGGTGCGGCCCTGGAACCGCGACAAGAAGGCCGCGGCGGTCACGCTGGAGAGCCTGCTGCCGAACGTGCGCTTGCTGATCTCGCACAGCAGTTCGGCAAGCATCACGGCGATGATTGAGGGCGTGCCCTCGCTCAGCATCGGCCCGACCGCGGCGGCGTACCATCTCACCGGGCCGTTGACGCCCGAAGCCCTGGTGCGGCCGCCGACCCCGGACGACCCGCTGCGGCTCAGGTTCTGCGAGATCCTGGCCGACAACCAGTTCACCTTGGAAGAGTTCAAAAACGGGACTGCATGGCGATGGCTGGAAAAGACGTGAAGAAGGGGTGGTTCTCCACCCCGGGGCGGCCGGGCGATCGGACGCTGGAGCAGCAACTCAACGGCCTGGATCGGCTGTTCATGGCCGCGCACGGAAAGACAATCCTTGACCTCGGGTGTGCTGAAGGGCTGATCAGCATCGAACTGGCCAAGGCCGGTGCGCTGGCGGTGCACGGCGTCGAGATCGTGCCGGGGCACGTCGAGGTGGCCAACAAGCTGCGTGGCGATCTGCCGGTGACGTTCGAAGTCGGCGACGCCAACGTGTGGCAGCCCAAGCGCAACTACGACATCGTGATCGCGCTGGCGCTGCTGCAGAAGGTCCGCAACCCCACGGCGGTGGCGGCGCGCCTGGCCGCCTCGGCGCGCGAGCTCGTCGTCCTGCGCCTGCCCCCACAGCACGCGCCGACGATCATCGACGAGCGCTCGGGCAACGAGCCGCACCACATCGGCACCGTGATGAAGAACGGCGGCTGGTACGTCGAGCACGCCGGCTACGACGGTGCCTTCGGCGAATATGTGGGCTACTACCGCAGGAACAAGAATGCCTGACCTGATTCCTCTTTACCGCGAACTCGCGGCCAAGGACAGCAACAACTTCCAGGGGCTGTCGATCCTTCAGCACAAGGAACGCATCCAGAAGCTGGCGCGCGAGGTGCGCGCGAAGAGCATGCTCGACTACGGCTGCGGCCGTGGCGACGCCTACCGCAGCCCGCACAAGCTGCACCACCAGCTGGGCATCGCCCGCGCCGATGTCACGCTCTACGACCCGGCCTTTCGCCGCGACGACGTGCTGCCGACCGGCAAGTTTGACCTCGTGCTGTGCAGCGATGTGCTGGAGCACGTGCCCGAAGACCAGGTCGACGAAGTGATCGCGCGGCTCTTCAGCTACGCCCGCTACGCGGTCTGGGCCTCGGTGTGCTGCCGACCGGCCAAGAAGACCTTCCCGGACGGCACGAACATGCACGTCACGGTGCAACCCTACGAGTGGTGGCGCCGCAAGTTCCAGACGTGGGCCGACGCGACCAACATCCGCTTCGAACTGACGGAGACGCCCTGATGGGCTACGGTGATTGGCTCATGGCGGCCGGCGAGGCCAAGGCGGCGCACGCTGCTACCGGCCGCCCTGTGCTGATCACCGACCCGGCGGGCAAGCCCCAGTGGTCCGAAGTGTTCGCCAACAACCCCTACATCCTGCGCAAGCCCGACGGCCGCCCGTTCGTGCGGGTGATCAGTTCCTCCGGCCACCGGCCCTACATCGCGGCCAAGAGCGCGGGGCGGTGGACGTGGAAGCCGTACAAGCCCAAGCCCGCCGAGATGTTCTTCACGCCCGAGGAACTGGCGTTCGCCGAGCCGTACCGCGGCGCGGTGCTGGTCGAGCCCAACGTCAAGGCCACCGGCCGCTCCAACAAGGCGTGGCCGTGGCACAGCTGGACGCAGTTCGTCGCCTGGGCACCGCAGTACGTGCGAGGTCTGCGGCTCTTGCAGTGCGGCCCGGCCAGCACGAAACGGCTGCCCGATGTGGAGTTCGTCGAGACGCCCACCTTCCGGCACGCGCTCGCGGTGCTCTCGGTGTGCCGCGCGCTTGTCACGACGGAAGGCGGCCTGATGCACGGCGCCGCAGCGGTCGGCGTGCCCGCCGTGGTGCTGTGGTCGGAGTTCATCGACCCGAGCATCACCGGCTACACCACGCATCGCAACATTCGCCACGCCTCCAAGACTTGCGGCATGCGCATCAACTGCGCCAGCTGCCGAAGGTCGATGGAGATGATCCCGGTCAAAGAGGTGACCGACAACCTGATGGAGATTCTGCGCAATGAAGAAGGTCGATAGCTGGTGGTTCCCGGACGGTGAGAGGCACCTGCCGGAGTGGATGGCCAACGCCAAGAACCGCATCATCCTCAACGGCCGCCCGTCCTACCAGGGCAAGAAGCAGATCGCGTGCATCAACGCGGTGAAGAAGTACAAGGGCACCGCGCGCACCGCGATTGACGTTGGCGGACACATCGGCCTTTGGTCGTTCAATCTGGCGGCGGCTTTTCAGCACGTCCTCGCCTTCGAACCGGTGGCAGCGCATCGTGAGTGCTTCGCCCGCAACGTCGAAGCGCGTAACGTCGAATTGATCCCGTGTGCGCTGGGCAAGGAAGAGGGCAGCGTCAGCATCTACACGGCGCCCACCAGCAGCGGGGACTCCTACGTCAGCGGTGGTGGCGAGATTCCGCTGAAGATGCTTGACACGTTCACGTTGGCCAACGTCGATTTCATCAAGATCGACTGCGAGGGCTACGAAGAGAACGTGCTGCGCGGCGCCGAGCATCTGCTCAGGACGTGGAAGCCGGTGGTGTGCGTCGAGCAAAAGCGCGACATGGCCAGCACCCGCTTCGGCCTTGCGCCGCTGGGCGCCGTCAAATTCTTGCAGACGCTGGGCTACGGCGTCGAGCAGGAGATCGGCGGCGACTACATCATGGTGACCAAGTGAGCGGCATCGGAATTGACGCTTGGTTGGCGCAGCAAGAAGCTGAAGAGCAGAAGCACAAGTCTAGGCTGAAGCCTGGGCAACTGCATCTTGCCGCCATGCTGGACCAACTGGCGCGACAGATTGCCATCGGCGCAATGGGCGACGTGACTGATTGCGTAGTGTTCGTGCGCGGTGTCAAGTCCTCGGCAATTGTGACGCTGCCCAAAGAGCCGGTCGCGGAAACGCTGAAGCGGCTGGGGGACGCTGAAATCTACCTGAAGACTGGCGAACTCCCGCCCCGAGAGATGCCTTGGCACGGATGCTCCAATTGCACCGAAGGCCGCAATCCTGAGTGCCCCGACCACGGAAACTACGCATGAAGGTCTACATCGGTTACGACGAGCGCGAGCACAAGGCCGCAGCGGTCTGCCTCAAGTCGCTGCTGGATGCCACGCGCGGCGAAGTGCACGCCGAGTTCCTCACGCTCAGCGGCCTGTACTCCCGCGGCTTGCTCACCCGCATCCGCGACGCGCGCACCACGCAAGAGTACGATCTCGTGAGCAACGCGCACTACAGCACGCGGTTCAACATCAGCAGGTTCCTGACGCCGATCTTGTGCCAAGAAGGCTTCGCACTGTTTGTGGACTCGGACACCGTATTCGTGCGCGATCCGCGCGAGATGCTGCGTGAGGTACCGTCACGGCTGCCGCTCAGCGTGGTCAAGCACACGCACGAGCCGACGCGCAGCGTGAAGATGATGGAGCAGTTCCAGAACGAGTATCCGCGCAAGAACTGGTCGAGCGTGATGCTCTTCAACTGCGACCACCCGGCCAATCGCCGCCTGAGCCTGTGGGACGTGAACAACCGCACCCGGCAGGAGCTCCACGGCTTCTACTGGCTTCACGACGAAGAGATCGGCTCGCTGTCGCCGGCCTGGAACTGGCTTGTGAACGAACAGCCCAAGCCCGACAATCTCGGCGTCGCGCACTTCACCAACGGCGGCCCGTTCAACGAAGGCTGGCCGGGTGCGGAGCACGACGATCTCTGGTACCACTACGCAGGAGAACGAGATGGCGACGATGCCCAAGGGTAAGAAGCCCGTGATGAAGAAGCCCGCGGCCAAGAGCATGAGCAAGGCCGAGATGAAGGTCGAGAAGGCCGAGATGAAGATGGCCAAGAAGCTGCCGCCGGCCGACCGCAAGAAGTTCGCCGCGCTGCACAAGGGCGAGATGAAGATGGAAGGCAAGGAGAAGTAGCCATGGCCAAGAACTGGATCAAGGGCGCCATCAAGCACCCGGGCGCGCTACACGAAGACCTGGGCGTGCCCAAGGGCAAGAAGATTCCCGCCGCCAAGCTGAACGCCGCGGCCAAGAAGAGCGGCAAGGTCGGCCAGCGTGCCCGCCTAGCCAAGACTCTCAAGAAGATGAAGTGATGCGCGTCAGGCACGCGCATCCCGGGCTACCCAAGAGCATCCGCTCGCACCCGAAGGCCCGAGGCATCGTCTCGGCCGCTGACATCTTCGTGACCGGCGGCGCACGCCTGCGGCTCAAGGCGATCGTCTTCGAACGACAACGGGATCTCGTGCACTTCTGGAAGCACGTGCTCGGAAGACCCGACCTCGGGCCGAAGTGCCTCGGTGCGGTCAACTCTCTCGGCTACGAGCTCATCAGCGTTCTGCCAGATGGCCGCGAGCGCTCGACCTTGATGTGCGATCCGCGGTACTTCGCGGTCATGGGTCTGGTGCTCGGGCACCTCAACATGGAGATCGTCACGCACGAGTCCGTGCACGCGGCATTCGCATACGCTCGCCGGCAACGCAGGGATCTCTGGTGCAGTCCTGGCGATCTGGAAGAGGAAGCCGTCTGCTATCCGGCAGGCATCATCGCCAAGCGCATCAACGCATGGCTGCATGGCGAGGATCTCTACAAGGAAGCGAAGCGATGAGCGCCAAGCTGCAAGATGTGTGGCTCCGATCGGAGCGTCCCCAGGTCCGCTCCGGCCCCGCGCCGGCGCGCTACCGGCCCGGCAAGCACGAGAAGATGGTGCGGGCCATGGATCGCGGCCAATGGGTCGTTGTGACGCCAGCGGAGGCCAAGGCCCTGGCGGCTGCCGCGACGCGGCTCGGCGGCCGCGCTACGCGCTACCTCGTCAGCGAGACACGCTCGTGCTTCAAGGTACTGGAAGCGCCATGGAAAAAGGCCCCGCAGGGCCTTTCTCTGGTCAAGGAAGCCGACGCTACTGAACCGTGATCGTCACCGCGGTGGCCGGCGAGAGCGGGAATGCCTTGCACGCCTCGTTCGACAGTGCACTCTCGGGACCCCCGGCCTCCTGGGCTGACACCTGCCAACAGTATTCGGTGCCCCCGAGCAGCCCCGTCGTGATCTGCCCGGTGGTTGTGGCGATGGTGCCCACCTTGGTCTTCGGCTGCCCCTTCACGCCCTGATAGACGCCATAGGACAGCGCGCCGGTGATGGCCGTACCGTCCAGACGCGCGGTTGGCGCGCTGAAGGTGATCGTCGCAGTGTTGGGTGCGGTCTGCGCCAGCACCGGCGCGGCGAAGACGGCCAGCAGGGCGAGTGCGATTCCGATGAGCCAGGTCTTCATGCTTGCTTCTCCAGCGCGTCGATGGCGGCCTGCGCTTGGGCCTTCGCGGCGGCGAGTTCCTCGTCCGTCACGTCACGGCCCTCGGCTTGCGCCTTGGCGATGGCCAGTTGGTAGGTCTGCAACTGCGTCAGCAGCTGCAACGAGAGGCCCACGAGGGCGGCTGCGTTCATTGCGTCGATCCTTTCGTCGCCAGGTAGGCTTGGAGTGCGGTCAGCACGGTGATGGTGGCCGTCAGCTTGTCACCGCCGGCCTGCGGATTGGTCTTGAAGGTCAGCACGGCCAGGTCGATGCCCGCCTCGGCGCTGCGCAGCGTCGAGACGATGTTGTCGCGGTCGGCATCGGAGAGCTTGCCGGAGGCGCGCAGCGTGCTGGCGGTGTTGGCGATGGCGGTGACCGTGCCGTGGGCTGCGAGCACCTTCTGGTTGAAGGTGGCCGGCGCTTGCACGCCCAGGTTGGAGCACGCGGCCAGCATGAAGGCCAGCACGAGTGCAAGGTACAGGTTGAGTCTTTTCACAGGTGTCCTTTCAGAGTTCCATCAGGTTGGACGCGATGCGATTGGCCCACCCGCGTCCGAAGGCGGGCCAGTTGGGCAGGCTGGCCATGAAGACCAGCCGCTGCGCATTGAACCGCACGCCAAGCCGAAGCGCGGCGACGCTCTGGATCGCTTGGAGCGTCCGCGGCCCGAGCACTCCGTCAGGCATCTCTCCAACCGCGCGTTGCAGTGTGCGCACCGCGGCCTTGACGCCAGAGTTGACGGCCATGTCGAACAGGTCGAAGCGAATGCCGTCAGGCACCGTTTCGCAGCCCGCCGGCCCCCAGAAGTCGCGCTTGTAGATTTGCTTTGCGCGGTCGAGGGTCAGGTTCTTGATGTCCTCGCCGGGGTAGCTGCGCTTGCTGATGCCGTACTTCGTCTCGCCGCCCGGGTCTGCCGGATGGTTGACGTAGCCACCCTCGTGGCCGATGAGCCGCTGGAAGGCTTCGTCGAACGTCATCACGGGGCCTGCTTCTTGAGCGCTTCGGCGGCGTTGAGAATCGCCGCGATCTCGCTAGCGGTGAGCTTCAGCGACACCGTGCCAGTGGTGTCGGGCGCCGGTGCGGGCGGAGGTGTCGTCAGGCTCGCCACACCGATCTGCGGCCCGGTCAGAGGCTCGTTCTTGTCGAGCAGCGAGGTGTCGGGCTTGTTCTGCGACGCGACCCGCGCGGCGTACCAGACGGCGAACGAGAAGATGGGCGCGTAGTACTTGAGCGCCGGCCACTGGGTCAGGATCTGCTGTTGCTGTTCCACCGGCAGTTGCACCCACCAGCCGAAGATGAACATGATGGCCGCAGCCACCCACGTGCTGTACATCTTCAGGGAGTTGGCAATGTTCTCGGGGGTGGTCGGGTTCATGCGCGTCCTTTCACTTCTTCAAGCCTTGCAGCCGTAGCTCGACGGCCGACAGGCGGGTTTGCACATCAGTCATCCGCGTCTGCAAGTCGGCGATCCGGATGTCGTGCTCCAAGTCCTTCAAGTCCTTGCCGCTCAGCGCCGCCGTAAGCCCCTGCACCTCTTTCGTGAGCTTCACGATCGCTTCGGCCTGCGCGTCCTGCTTGTAGTAGACGAGCGCAGCCTGCAGGAAGCCGGCGGCGACGATGCCCACCAGCCAAGGCAACGGAATCTCCCGGGAGACCTTCAGCCCGATAGGATCCTCGTGACGAGTGTGCACCATTTGGTGGCCTTGCTCATGAGTGTCCGGAGCGCTCATTTTCGTTGCCTAGTCGATGTTAGTGAATCCCCACCTTCAGGGCGGTTCTTGATCATCGTCGGTGAGCGCTGCACGCCGAGGTTCTTCTTTGGGTCCAGCATCTCGTTGAGAGCCTTCAGCAGCGGAGAGTCAGAACGCACCCCGACAGTTTCCTTGACGTGCTCGATCATCTCACGCATCCACTGGCGGGCCTGCGCACGCCAGCTGCCTCGGCCGGTGAACCGCTCGTGCATGATGCGTGCGCCGTTCACGGCCCAGTATTCGGTGGGGTTCACGTACTGGTAGTCGCTCTCGGCCAGCACCCCTTCCTTGAACGCGCGCTCCACCGCGTCCAGCGCGGTCATGTCGTTGCTGGAGACCCGGTTCAACGCCTCCATCGCCGCGCGGCGTTCTGGCGTAGCGCCTTCCATCTTGACCTTCAGTGCACGTTGCCAGGCACGGTAGATGCCCTGCTGCACAGCCTCCGGCATCATGCGCTCGGCGTGGTGCAGGATCTCGTGCATCGCGGTCTGCGGGTTGTCGTTGCCTTGGAACAGCTTGACGATCCGCGTGGCCGAGTTGTAAGACCCGTTCCCGGATGGCCCCGCCTCGGGCCGCAGCACTTCCAGCCGCAAGCCGCGAGCAAGGTTCTCGTTGCGGTCCAGCGCCCACAGGGCTAGGCTGGCGCCATCCTTGTCCAGCGTGCCCTCGGCGATGCCCCGCTCCAGCGCGCGGCGTACCTGACGGCGGCCGCGGGGGCTGGGCGGCGGGGGCGGCGCAGTGCGCTCGGCGGCGCGCTGCTGGAGATCCAGCAGGCCCTCTTCGATCTTCGGGAAGTCCAGACTCAGCGCTTCTTCGCCGCCTTTCGGGGCTTGGGCGCCGGCGTTACCGCCTTCTTGTACGCCTTCTTGACCGGCTTCTTTCCGTACACCGTCGGTGCCCACTGGCTCGCTGGCAGCGTCATTCGCCTTCTCCTGCTTCTTGGCCGGCGCGATCGCGTCGGCGCGCTTGATCAGCGCGGCCTTGACCTCGGGGTCGGTCTCTGCCGCCGCGGCGGCGCGGAGCTCGTCGGCCGCGGCCTGCTTCTTGGCCTCGGCCTCGCGCTTCTTGGCGATCTCCTGGCGGATCTTGGCCACCTCCGGGTGCTCGCGCACCTCGGGGGCGGGCCTGACGTTCTCCGGGGTGATCTCGGTGGCTTCGCCAACCGGGATCGGCTCGTCGGGCATCTCCGGCGCCGGGCGCGCAGTCTCGGGCGTGAGCTCGGTGGCCTCGCCGACCGGCACCGGCTCGGCGCGCTCGGCCGCAGCGGCGCGCTCCACGGCGGCCATGCCCTGTTGCCGGCGGGCTTCGATGGCGCCGGGCGTCACCATGGCGGCGTTGTCGGCCGCCGTGGCCGCGGACTCGGCGGGGCCGCCCACAGTCAGCGTGTCGGGCAGATCCGGGCGGCCGGGCACAGCGGGGATCTCCTGGCCCGCGCGCGTGCGCATGTCGACCCGCGTGCCGGTGGTCGGGGCTTCCTCGCCCAAGGCGGGCACCAGGCCGGGCTCGGCGCCGCGGCCGCCCGCGCCGTCAGCGCCAAGTTGGGTCTCCCAGTCGGGCGTGAGGTCGCCCAACGGCCTCTCTTCGGCCAGCGGGATCTGCGCACCGGGGCGCTGCGGAATGCCTTGCGGCAGCGGTTCGGCCTCGTCGACCGCGCGCACCATGCCGGCGGGGTCGATGCCCTGCTCGCGCGGCGGCATGGCGCCGGGCGCCGTCTCCCAGTCGGGAGTCAGGTCACCCAGTGGGGTGCCCGGGCCGCCCGGGCGATTCTGCGGCACATCTTCGAAGCCTTGGCCGAGCGTCGGCTCGGCGGGCGGGCGCGGCGCTTCGGGCGTCGGGGCTTCACGGCGGCGCTGCGCTTCC